CCGATGTTCGTGCTCAGGCGACCGCCAAGGCTGTGACCGCCGTCCCAGTCTGGGAATTCGGGGAACGCAACGCCTACGGGGAGCGGGCTCCTGCCTACACACTGGACAATGCCTATGGCTTCCGGCGGGAGACCGACCACACTGGTGTTGGCGCTTAGTCGTACGGACATGCCTACGGCGATTTGGTCGATGGCGAGTGGCTCGCCGGGCACCGGAGCTATCGGCGTTTCGTGGAGCTGTACGGGAGCAGGATCGTCTACGTCCGTGAGGCCCTGCGTTTGGCAGTAGTTGTCGAGCTCCTCGTACTGTGTGAACTGCGTGAGGTCAGACCACTTGCTTGTCATGCATTCCGTAGCCGTGTGGCCCTTTGCATACAGGCACAGGTTGCTGAGCAGCTGAATGGTGGCGATGATGGTGTCGCGCTTCAACGTTCCGTTGAACAGCCGGAACTCGATGGTGCCGGAGTTGCACAGGTTGACTGCCTGATAACGGTTCCCGTTATCGGCCCGGAGAGCCTTACGCATTGCGATGGCGTCCGTCTCACCTGCACGAGGCCGGTCGATGGCGGGGCGAGCTGCCCAGCGGTCGAGCTGGCTCGGGTTCCTGCGGGAGAACTTCACGAGCGCATCCCAGTGCCTGTCTACGAGGAGCAGGACTTTTGCGATGGTGTCCTTCTGCTCGTCGTAGCCGTCGCCGAGCTGGTAGCGTCCTACGTGTACATGCAGCCCGCAGGTTCTGGCGTCGTGCGACTTGAAGCCGTGCTTCTTGGCGATGCTCGTGATGTGACGCCACTTGAACTGGTACATGTGGTACTCAAGCGTGCAGGGGTGAGTGACAATCTCGAAGCCGGTGTCGAGGGAGCCGTCGGACTTCATGTACACGTCCTCCGACGCGTCTGCGATTTCGCTGATGGCTGCATCGCGTTCCCTGTACTCGCCCTTGTCGACTTCAAGTTCGAGGCCGAACAGAAGTTCGGGGATGTCGGAGCACTGGTTGCACGTGCACTTTTTGCGAGTGCGGGGGATGGGCGTGGGCTTGTACCCGTACCGCTGGAGCTTGTGGCGCTCGTCCTCGGCCGGCTCAATGTCGGCCCAGCAGTCTTCGCAGTACGTATTGCCGTCCTCTTCGTTGTAGTGCAGGTCGTCGTCGTGGAAGTACTCGTTGCACCCGTCACAGTATCCGAAGTTGCCGTAGCCGTAGCAGTTGTCGCAGATTTCTCCGTATCCGTGTACGTCTCGGGCACAGTCGTGGGAGTAGGTATGCCAGTCTCCGCAGTTTGCGCACCGGAAGTAGGTGCCGTCGTTGTACTCAAGGCAGTCCTCGCATACGTACTGCTCTGCGCTTGTGCCTGCATCTACGACGTAGATTTCGCTCTCGCAAACGTATTCTCCGCAGTGTTCGCAGTAGGCGTAGTCGCTGTCTCGGCAGCTCTCGCACACACGGTCTCCTCCGGAGACCTCGGTCAGCTCGTCGAGCGGGAAGTAGTCCCCGCAGTCGTCGCACTCAGCGTAGCTGTTGTCGAGGCAGCTTGTGCATACGTGGTTGCCGTTCGAGACGGCGGTCAGCTCGTCCATACGTACGACTGCACCGCAGTCGTCACATACGCTGTAGCCGAGCTCGGCGAGCTTGCTGGAGCAGTACTCGTGTCCGTCCAGCACGTACATTTGCTCGTTGCAGGCGGACGCCATCGGGCATCCGAGGCAGGAATCGGGGCGCTGATTGGTGGTGTTTTGCATGGTCGTGTTCTCCTTTTCATGTATGTTTTGGGGGTGTATCTCTCCCCTCACGGAGTTCGGGGAGAGATACATCCCCGAAACATCCATGAGGGTGCCGGTGGTTGGGCCGTCTTCGGCGACGGCGGGGCGGGGTTTACGCGATGCGGGGGAGCGTCGGGAGCACATAGCGCTTGCCCTTGGGTACGAGGCCGAGTTCAGCGAGACGCCTCTTCGTGCATACGAGGGTGTCTACAAACACCGTTCCGGTGTTGCGGTTTACGCGGGTGATGCGGGCCTTGTACAGGGACGCACCTTTGTACATCGGACGAGCGGATGCTGCGGTTACTTTCCACATGGTTGTGGCCTCCTGTGTGTACAATGTCAGAAGCGAAGCTTCTGCTGGGAGAGGGCCGCTTTGCACGGTGCGGGCCCCCGAGGGTATCCGTATGATCGCTTACTCGTTCGCGACTCCGGCGAGCTCTTTCACGGCGTTCCGCATTGCGTACATCGCGGAGCGGAGCACCTTCGCGAAGGTCTCATCTACTTCGTAGATGTCGAGGGTCAGCATGGTGTCGAGCGTTGTGTATGCCTCTGCGAACTTGTGAGAAGCGTCGTCGTCGCCGAAGGCTTCGATGGCCTTTGCACCGTGCTCTCTGAGCACGTTGCTCGTGAAGCGATACGTCTTGCTGAGCTTCAGCTCAGGGAAGGCTTCCGCAGGTACTCTCGCCTTCGCTGTGGTCATGAGACTGTCGAGACCCTTAAGGGTCGGGGCGATGGTCTTGCGGGTCAGGTCGTTGATGGTGACGGTGGTTTTCATTTCGGTTGTCTCCTTTTCTTTTTTCTTGGGGTCTCCCCTCATAGAGTGAGGGGGAGACCCCAAGAAAAAAGAAAAGGAGCCCCGGCCCGGCGGGGTTTGGCTGGCCACTTGTTGCATCCGCGTTGCACACAGCGCGCGAAAAAATTTTCAGTAGCATAGTAAAGACTATGCTACTGAAAATTTTACAGCGTATGTTATGCGCATAGGCACCCCTCCCCCTATCCATGAATGGATAGGGGGAGGGGTGCCACGCCCATAGGCGCAACGCGGGGGCGGGGGCGCGCGGGGGCGGGGGAGCGGAAGTAGATTAGAGGGGTCTCCAGTGTTAAAAAAAATATCAAGTCGTTTCTCCGTATCGGTGAGATGCCGTATTGGGGAATCTATTCACCACAATTAACCATTTGTTCATCCTTATACACGCAATATCTTGTATACCTCTTGACATGACAGTACTACATGTGCTAAACTATATAATAGAAAAACTGTAGAAAGGTGGTGACTGTTGTGGCAGAAAAGCATCCGGGCGAAGACAATCTGGTCAAGGGACGCTTTGCCAGAATCCCGAAGGAAGAGCATCTCGAAATCTCGCGCAAAGGCGGGCTCGCCTATGGTGAGAAACGCCGGAAGGCGAAGCTGCTGCGGCAGATGGCCTTCGACCTGCTGAACACAGAGATTCCCACGCAGGATGAGGTTCGGCAGATGCTGGTAGACCGTGGCCTTGATACCACGTACGGCGACGGTATGCTCCTGACGATGATCCTCCGAGCGATTGCCGGTGACGTTGACGCAGCGAGGTTTGTCCGTGATACCTCTGGTCAGAGACCGGCGGAGCAGGTTGAGCTTGGAAATGTTGATGGGCTCCCGTTCATGCGGAAGGATCTGAAGGAACTCTCCGACGAAGAGCTGCTTCGCCTTATGAGCGAGGCGAAGGAAGCCAAAGACGAAGAGGCGTGATACCCCCTATACCCCGAAACGGGGTAGGGGGTATTTCTATAGTTTTTGGTCTCCACCAAATTTTTGTGCTGAAAAAGGGTGGTTAACATAACTATCGACGATCAGATAGCGAATATGAAGGCAGAACTCGCCGCGCGTGAAATGGCGCGGCGTTACTATTCGGAGTATCTCGTCTATGTCCATGGCAAGGCGTGGATACGTACGAAGATGTCGGACTACATCGCGAAGTCCGTACAGGCGTTTCTGGAAACAGACACAGGCAACGCCTACGACATCCTCTTGATCGAGACACCACCGCAGCACGGAAAGTCAATGGCCGTTACTGAGACACTCCCAAGCTGGTACATGGGGCATCATAAGATGCACCGTGTCATCATAGCCAGTTACGACTCCGACTTCGCCGAGAAGTTCTGTCGGCGGAACAAGGAGAAGGTCAAGCAGTACGGCACGCACATCTTCAACATGAGGATGGGCCCGGTAGACCGGGCAACCGAGTTCGAGCTGATCAATAAGTCGGGACGGTTGATAAGCCGTGGTATTATGAGCGGCATCACCGGTAACCCAGCGAACTTGGTAATTATCGACGACCCTGTGAAGAATATGCAGGAAGCAGACTCTCCCACGTATCGCAACAGGCTGTGGGAAGAATGGCAGGCGTCGATCAAGTCCCGTCTTGCCGCTGGCGGTAAGGTGATAATCATCATGACGCCGTGGCATGAGGATGACTTCGCCGCGCGGATACTGGCGTCGGAGCAGAACGTTACACTGCTTCGGCTTCCTGTGGAAGCGGAGGAGAACGATCCTCTCGGCAGAGAGGTTGGGGAACCTCTCTGTCCGGAGCTGGGCAAGGACGAGAAATGGCTCGCTGCCTTCAAGGAGTCCTACATGAAGGATCCGAAGGGAGGGCAGCGGTCATGGACAGCACTGTATCAGTGCTCGCCTCGTGTCGAGTCCGGCAACCTGATCAGACGGGACTGGTGGAAATTTTACGATCCAACGGAGACACGGATGTACGGCACCGAGATAATTTCGGTGGACGCAGCGTTTAAGGACAAGGATGATAACGACTTTGTGTCGGTGCAGGTTTGGGGCAAACACAGGGAGGACTATTACCTCCGGTATTGCCTGAACAAACACCTTGACTTCCCGGGAACCGTGCAGGCAATACGGAACGTGAAGGCTCTGTATCCCCGAGCACGAACCGTTTACATAGAGGATAAGGCAAACGGCTCAGCGGTCATCCAGACGCTACAGAGTGAGATGTTCGTTGTCCCCGTTAACCCGCAGGGCGGCAAGGTCGCACGCGTTAACGCGGTGGCCGCCGCCATTGAGTCCGGCCATGTGTATCTGCCGGATCCGGATAAAGCGCCGTGGGTAGTGGCTTTCGTTGACCAGTTCTCGGTGTTCCCAAACGGGGCACACGACGATATGGTTGACGCGGCCTCTCAGGCGCTGAACAGGATGCTGTACTCGAATGGTGAGTTCGAGGAGCCGAAGATAGACCCCGTGGATACGCTGGCTGGTAAGGCGATAGAGGAGTTCAACAACCCTGATGTCGCGTACAATCCGTATGGAAGAGGTATTGAGTATGATTGAAATGCTATATGGATTCGCTGGCGCGGTCATAGCTATACTGGTGTTCGTCGGTGGGGTGGCCTTCGGGTATCACATTGCGTGCGTGAAGAAGCCGAAGCCCGTAGACCCTGTGGAGGCGGAACAGAAGAAAGTCGCCGAGGCCAATGCTGCCTTCGCTGATCTGATGAGCTATGACATAAACCGTGCCTATGGGATGGAGAGTGATGGCCCGTGAGAAGTGAACAGATAACAAAAGCCTTTGAGTACTACGACAAGGGCAGGGTGTATAATAATTCACTCACTCCGAATCAGTACACAATGGTTAATACCAACACTGAGTTCTTCGCCGGGAACCAGTGGCTGCACGTGATCGAGTCTCCTGCGATGCGCAAGCTGTCCCGTCCGGTGTTTAATATCATCAAGAGAGTAACTTCGTTGTTCGTTGCGTCGCTGACATCGTCGAACACGACGATTTCTTTTGAGCCGATGAGTCTGAACGACGGAGAGAATCTGGCCGATCCTGACACCAACGCTTCGGTCTACGCCACAGCCGAGGTCAGGAATCTGCTGGAGAAGTTCAAGTTGGACTACCGCATCAGGGATGCGCTGTTTGATGGCGCGATTTCGGGCGACTACTGTGCGCATTTCTTTTGGGATCCTGACGCTATCCCCTTTGGTGGTGCCTTCGGGTCTTACCGTGGTGAGATTCAGATGGAGCTGGTTGACGGCATCAATGTGATGTTCGGCAATCCGAATGTGTGTGACGTTGAGAAGCAGCCGTACATCCTGATCGTCGGTCGTGATACAGTGGAGAACCTGAAGGAAGAAGCTGAGCGCTTTCGCAAACGGAAGGACAAGCATGGTGGAACTGCCGAGGACAAAGACTACATTCAGTACATCACTCCGGATCATGAGCTTCAGGATTTCACAGGTGTCGGTGGGAGGACTG